GAGCCCAGCCAGGCGCGGTCCGCCTCGGCCAGCACCGCCACCGGAAACTCCCCGGCCACCTGGCCGCGCACAAAGCGGCCGAACAGGGGGCTGGCCACCAGCTCAGCCACATGGGCCCGGGCCAGCCCGTGCTCCAGCCGGCCCAGCTTGCCGGCCTGCACCGACAGCGCCGTGGCCGTGGCACCGGCACCGGGGGCGGCGTCCCAGCCCGGCTGAATGCCCTGGGGCACCTTTATCACCTCGCCGGTGGCCCGGTTCACATGCTCCACCAGGGGGCTGGGCGGTGCGCTGTCGGGGCCACTTTTGCCCAGGCGCGTCAGCTCCCGCTCGTTCACCGCCTCGATGATGCACTGGCAGCCAAAGCCGTTGGGTGGGTAATGAGCCGCCCACCAGGGATCATCCGCCCGCAGCACCAGGTTGTGCCAGGCCTTGTGATGGTGCCTCGGGTTTTCCACCGAGCGGTGCACATAGCGCCAGTAGGGCCGGCGGCGCAGCATCTCGGGCCGGGTCAGCTGGGCATAGCGGCCGGCGGCATGGGCGGCGTTTAAGTTGGTGTGAAAAATGACCCGGGTGCGCCAGGCCTCGCCGCCCTTGCTGCCCTCGCCGGTCCAGCCGGTCCAGCCCCGACGCTCCACAATGCGGCCGAATTCCTGGCGAAACCATTGCAGGCTTTTGCCCTCAGCCATGGCCTTGTCGATGGCCCCGCGCAAATCCGCCAGCAGATCCGCCTTCATGGCCCCGGCCACCACAAAGGCCCGGTCGTGGTGCTCGGCCAGCAGGTCGTCATAGGCGGCGGTGGGCAGGTTCAGCTTCTGCCGAAAGAACGCCAGCTGCTCGTTAAACGGTAATCTGAACGCGCCCTGAACATCACTCATTCAGCCACCTCCGCCCGCCCGGCCAGGTGCGCGGCACTGAACGCCAGCGCCATCACCTCGGCCAGTTCGTCAGTGTCCAGCTCCGAGAACTCCGCCAGCAACTGCTGCTGCAGCGCCGGCAGGCTGTCGGCGTTATCCACCAGCCGGGTAATACGATTCAACCAGCTGTCCACCACCGGGGCCGCGTTCTGCTGCAGCTGCGGCAGCAGTTCGTCGGCAGCAGCGGGCTGCTCGTCGGCTTCGGCAAAGTCGGCGGGGGCCGGGCCGGCCACCGGTTGCGCCGGTGCCACTTCCACCTCGTCCTCGGCCAGATCATAGGCACGCATAAAATAGGCTTTGGTCAGCCGGGCACCGGCATTGCTCAGCGCCACGTCCCGCTCCGCCTGCAGCTTGTCCACCTCTTCCTGCTCCCACAGGGCAAAGCGGGGCCGGGCCCCCTCGGCAAAATTCAGCTCGCACACCCAGTCGATCAGCTGGTTCATGGCCTCGGCCACCATGTCGGCGTCCGCGTCGCGAATGTCCTTGGTCACCTCAATGCCGGCCTGGGCGCTGGCCCGGTTGCTGTTGGCCTCGGTGGTCTGGTTCTGGCCCAGCAGGGCAATGCTCACTTCCGACCGGCAAAAGGTCAGCAGCTCCCGGTAGACCTCGGCGCTGCCCACCTTGCCCGCCGCCTCCATAATGTCCACGCTGGCATCGTCGGGGATCACGCCCACCGCGTCCTGCACCATGGCGTCCAGCTTGTCGAGCAGGTCGTCCTGCTCTTTAACACTGGCCGAGCGCGGCTGCTTGCCGATAATCCAGGGCGAGCCGTACTTCTCGGTGAACTGCACCCAGAACTTGAGCCCGCCCTTCTTGAAGGTGGTGGGCCAGAAGCAGCGACTCAAATCCGCCACCCCATAGGGGTTGTCGTAACTCGGCTCCTGGCGCGGCAGCAGGAACTTGCGCGGAGCCAGCAGTTCGCCATGCAGCGGGTCGGCCTTGGTGCGCAGGCGCAGCCGGTTTTCGTCATCAAAGCAGAACCACTCGGGCGGTTTGGCCACCACATCCAGCGGCAGGATCAACCCGTCCCGCCGGCCCCAGATCACCTCCATCGGCTGATAACCGTAAAAGGCGGCGTTCAGCATCTGGGTGATAATGCGCGACACATCCAGCCGGGCCAGCCAGGCTTCCAGCCTGTCCACCACGGCGGCCGGCACCTCGTCCTTTTCCAGACCCCATTCCAGCGCCTTCACCGCGCCCTTGCGCCGGCGCATGCAGCCGCCCACATGGGCGTCGGCCTGCAGCTCGCGGTACACCCGAATGTCCTGACCCAGCGCCTTCAGCACCGGGTCGGGGTTGGGCAGCATCATGCCCATGGCATAAAAATCGGCGCTGCGGGCCCGGGTGGCCAGCTCGCCAAACAGCATCTTTTTCATCCGTAGCCTCGCAGTAATGAATTAACCCGGCGGGAGCGGCGGGAACTGACCGTCACCGGCCCCTTGTTCAGTTCGCGGCTGGCATACCAGGCCAGCGCCACCGCCACCGCCGCGTCACCGTGGCGCTTGCCCTTGTCGGCCCCTTGAGTGCGGGTGTCGGGAATGCGCGGCACCCCCTTGATCACCTGCACCTGGCGCAGGTCGGTCAGCCAGTCGGCATCCCGTGGCAGATCGGCCAGGGTGCCGTCCTCAAACGCCGCCTTCACCGGCGGCATGTGCTCCCGATACCAGGATTCGGTGAGCATCACCTGGGCGATGCGCGACGCGCCATAACGCTGCATGGCCACCTCCGCCAGGTACTGGCCGTTGCCCCTGGCATCAAAGGCCCCGCCCAAAAAGCGCGGCAGCCGGTCGAGCAGGTAAAACACAATCTGCTCCTGCTGGCGGAACGGCACGTTGCGCAGCTCCAGGGCAAAGGGGCAGCGCCGCACCAGATCCTGCTGCTGGGCCAGGGGCACCAGCACGGTGAGGTCGCCGCTGCGGCCAAAGTCCTCGCCCAGAAAGTGGCACTGGTCCGGGTTGAGCCGGGCCAGCAACGGGGAAAGGTGGTCCTCCAGCCAGTCCGCCACGTGGCTGCGGCGCACCTCATCCGACTTCAGCTCAAAGCCGGCGGGGCACTCCAGCCGCAACACCGGCGTGTCGGGCGACATGCGCGACTCCACCAGGGCACGGCTCAGCCAGGCCCCGCCCGAGGCCTTGGGCACGCAATAGTATTCTTCCAGGGCGTCTTCTTCGGTGGCGGTGGCCTTGAGCAGCGCCGCCTTCCAGGCGTCCTCTTTTTCCTGGCTCCAGGTGTCGCCCTTGATCTGGCAAATGCGCCGGTACAGCCCCTGCCCGCAGGCATGGTCCAGGGTGATGGTGTGCACCGAATAATCTTTCTTGCCGGCGCGGCTGTCCTGGATCAGCTCGTTAAACAGGTGTTCAACGCCGTTATGGGTACTGATTAACCGCACCTTGGCACCCCACATGGTGAGGGCCAGGGCTGCCTTGAGCACTTCCGCCAGCCGGTCGTGAAACGCCGCCTCGTCAATGGTCACATTGCCCTGCATGCCCCGCAGGTTGCTGGGGTTGGACGACAGCGCCACCACTTTATAGCCCGACGCGAAGTACACCACAAAGGTGAGAATGTCCTTGTCTTCGTCGACCAGCACTTCTTCCTGGATGTCGCCGGCGGCCCGGTCAAAGGCCTTGGCCCACATGGCCACGGCGTCGATAAACTCCCTGGCCATCTCCTTGTTGCTGCCCACATAGAAGTGGTTGGTGCCGCCGGCGCTGCGGGCCAGGGAGGTGGTGAGCGCCGCGTCCGCCGCCTCGGCCCAGGTCAGGCCGGTACGGCGCGACTTTTCTGCAATCTTCAGCGGTGAGGTATCGGCCACCCAGGCTTTTTGATAGGGCAGCAGCACCTCGCCCGGGTCAAACCCGCTCAGCGCAGACTGGTGACCGGTCATCACGCAATCCCCAAAATCTGCCGCTTGATGTCGGCAGCGGTGTCGGCGGTAATGCCCGCCTGCTTGACGATGGCCTCGGCCGCGTCGGCCGCCTCGGCGGCGATCTGCTTGCGGATTTCCAGCTCGCGCTTCTGGCTCTCGCTGGCGGCCTTCTCCAGCCGCTCCACGCCGATGGCCAATTCTTTAATAAACTTGGGCGGCAGCGGCTCGCCGGACTCGGACATTTTGATCACCGAATCAAACGCCAGGGTGCGCACCATTTCCACCAGCACCCGCGACACCTCCCCTTCCGGCTCGGTGCCCAGCTGGGCAATCCACTGGCGCGACACTTCCCGTGCCTCGCGAATGCGCGATCCCACCTGCTCCATGCTGCTGGCGTAGCGGTTCAGCCCCGACCGGCTCAGCTTGAGATCGTCCGGCAGGCCGTGCTCGTCAATCAGCTGGTTGACCGCCTCGCGAATGTCGGTCTGGGTATGGCGCTTGTCCCGCAGCATGGCGTGCAGGGCGGAGCGAATTTCGTCGGGCAGCAGGTCCACCTTGGACGGCCGCCCCCGGGTGGTGCGGCTTTTGGCGTCGTCGCTCATGCTCACCCCCTGGCCCTGGGCTTTTTCACCCCCGGCACCAGCACCCGCCCCTCGGCCACGTCCTGGCCCCGACCGCTGATGGTGGCCACCATGCACTCGGGCAGGCGGTTAACGGCAATCAGCCCCATCTCCTCCAGCCAGGCCAGGTGCATGCGCACCGCGTCCCGGCTCAGCCGGTGGCCGTAGGTATCCAGGCAGGTTTGCAGCACCGACTCGTTGGCATCGCCGCCGCAGTCCAGCAGGCTGCGCAGCAGCACCAGACGTTGGTCTTCTTCCAAAAGCGTCTTCATCATGCGTTCTTATCCTTCAGCTCGTTCTCCAGCAGCAAATCACTCAGCCGGTCCAGCCGCCTAAGCTCCGGGCGGATGGCCTTGAGATCACCGCGCAGCTCCGACATTTCCAGCTTGAGCGCGCTGATCTCCTGGTGGCTGGGCAGGTCGTCCACCGCCTTTTCCAGGTAATCCATGCGTTGCCGCACCGACGCCAGCTCCCCCTGAAGGAACTCCACGCTCTCGCGCTTGGCGTAGGTTTTGCCCAGCAACATCAGCCCCACCGTGCCCGCCAGGCTGAGCCCGGCAAAAATCGGCGGCCAGTTTTTAATAACGGTGTCCCACACGCACGGCCTCCCGGTGCTCCTTGCCCTGCTGGCACTCCACACAGCGCACCGCTCCCACGCTCAGCACTCGGGCCGGCGGTATGGTGTCGCCGCAGTCCAGGCAGTAGCGGCCGCGTTCGTCTTCGTCGGGCAGCTCCGCCGGCCGGTTCAGGCGGGCGGCAATCAGCCGCTCCCGTTCTTCCGTTTCAAGCCTGCTGGCCCGGTCGAATACATCGCTCATGGCGCCCTCCGCTTGTCACGGCTCGACTTGCTGTAGGGAGCAAAGCCGTCCAGGGTGCGCAGGCCCAGATAGGTGAGCGCCGGCGAGGCCAGAAACGCCGCCAGCTCCCAGCTTGCTCCACCGCCCTTGCCAAAGGCGCCCAGCAGCTCAAAGGCAAACACATAGGCCAGCGCCCCCCAGCAGGAGCCCCGTGCCATGCCCGGGCGGGTGCGGCGGATGTAGGTATCTTCCGCCACGTCGCCCTGGCGAATGGTGGTTTGGGTTTGCTCATGCTCGGCCTGGCGGTCACGCAGCCGGGCCAGCTCCCGCTCGGTCTCAATGCGCAGCGCCTCGTTCTCGGCTTGATACTGAATGCGGGCCAGCTCCAGCTGGTGCTCCGGCGGCAGATCGGTAATGGCATCGCGCAGGCGGCTGGTGCGCTCACCCTCGCTCAGGCCGGCGGCATTGCCCACCTGCTCGGTAAGGGTCGCGATGGTGTCGGCGGTGTCGCCGGCCTTGCCGCCCAGCAGCTTGCCCACCGAGCGCAGCAGGCCCGGGCCGTGTTCAGTGGCCAGCCGGGCAATGCCGGTGGCCGTTGCAATCAGGGATAGCGGTTCCATATTTTTCCTTAACCCGTTGGCACATTTGCAAAATGTCCAGCTCGGTGACGCTATGCCAGCCGCGCCGGTAGTAACTGGCGTGGGTGCCGCAGCACCCGGTGTAATCGGTGGCCGTGGGGAGCGGGCCTCCGTAAAGGCGATGGGCCACCTCCTGGCGCAGCCGGTCGGCCCGACCCACCTTGCGGCTGTGATCCCAGCCCTTGCCCATCAGGCGGCCCGCCGCCCAGGCTGGCCCACCACTTGCCAGCAGGCGTCGGTGAGATCACGCAGCCGGTTGTGCCAGCCCTCGATAAACACGCCCTGGGCGGGCTTGTTACGCAGAATGCGGGCATAGAGCCGGGCGCGGCGCAGGGCCAGCCGGGCGATCAGCCATTCGGGGTCGGCACCCTGCACGGCGGCGCGGGTCTTGGGGCCCACCAGGCCGTCGGGCTTGACCCCGGCCACCTCCTGCAGCAGCTCGATGGCGGTGCGGTAACCGTGCTGCACGGCCGCATCCAGCACCGCCAGCCCCACCCCACTGGGCCACTCGTGGCAATGGGCGGCCCGCCAGTAGTCGCGGTGATACAAAAACACCGCCCGTTCCTGGGTGAGGTGGCGAATGTCTTCATTCGGGTAGGCCCGTTTGGAGATGCCGTGTTTGGTTTCACCGCCCGGATCGTTGGGGTGATTAACGTAACCGCCGTCGGCCCGGAACGAGCCCTCGGCGGCCAGGATAAACACCACCGCATGGC